TTAGTGTAGAAATTTGGTTGGTAGATAGATGGATTGAACAGCCTCTTGATCTTACAGCTTTAATTGATTACCTAAGAGAAAATGGTGTTAAACCTAAGGACATAGTGATAATAGAACATGAAGAAAGATAAAGTTAAAAATTCATATATAGATATCTATGGGCATACTTGTAATGATTTAAAAATTGGTAAAAATAAAGATGATGATGTCTTAGTTATATCTGAAGAAGGATCAAACTATGCAATACTCTTGCATGAAAAGGCTATAGATGAATTCATAGAAACATTAAAAAGGTTTAAATGATAAGAATTTTTGGCGATATACATGGTCAATTAGGTGAGTATTTTACTAATCTAAATACTGCAGAAGAGTCCATTCTAGTTGGTGATGTTGGTATTGGCTTTGTTGGTGGTGAAAAGTTTGATGATTTTTTAAAGGAAACTCTAGAGTTAAAACCTAAGCATAGGTTTATTAGAGGAAACCATGACAATCCAAGTGTAGTAAAAACCTATAAAAACTACATTTCTGATGGTACAGTTGAAGATGATTGGATGTTTGTTGGTGGCGCTTGGAGCATAGATAAGGCTTATCGAAAAGAGGGCTTCGATTGGTGGAGCGGAGAGCAACTTTCTTTACAGGAATTAAATCTTATAAAGAGTACATATTTAACAGTTAGGCCAAGGGTAATGGTAACTCATGATTGCCCTACCTTAGCTGCTTATTATGTGTTTATAAAACATTTACCAGCAAGAGCTAGATATCTTTACTTAAATGATACAGCTGAAGCTTTTCAAGAGATGTTTGAGCTACATCAACCAGAGCGCTGGTACTTTGGGCACTGGCATCACACTAGAGATGAAACTATAAATGGAACTAAATTTCAATGTATTGGAGAGCAAGAATACATTGACGTGGAGAAATAATGGAGCAAGAAGAATTTGAAGCCCCTGTAAAAGCAGAAGAAGAAGTGTTACAGTCTGGTTATATTTTAAGGTATAGACCACTAGGTGAGGCTCAAGGGGGCTGGAGGTATGCCTATACAGCTAATGGGAATACCAATATACTGCAAATTAAGCTTTATAGTAATAGAGCAAGGGCGAAAGCAGCTGCTACTACTAAAAACTTAAGAGCAAATTTTCATGAAATACAAATATTAAGAGCAAAACTTATTTTAAATCAATAACTTACCAGTATACACTAAAGCAGGATATGAAACAAGTAATTTTAATCAGAACAGACTTGGGTATGAGAAGAGGAAAAGAAATAGCTCAGGGGGCGCATGCTTCTATGGGAGCTGTTTTAAAAGATCTAAATCATCCTTTTGTTCAAGAATGGCTTTCTTCTTCTTTTAAAAAAATAGTAGTAAAAGCTTATTCTAAAGAAGAATTAGAGGAAGCCTGTAACTGTGCTAAAGAGCTAGGGCTTCCTTTTTGTTTAATAGAAGACAATGGGGCTACTGAGTTTCATGGCGTTAAAACGGCAACAGCCTGCGCTATAGGACCAGGACCGGATGAATTAGTAGATAAAGTAACTTCTAATAAAAGGTTATACTGATGGCTAAATGGGGTATTCCTTCTTGGGATTTTGGGCTATACGATAATAAAGATGTAAAGAGCTTATTGGAAGATATTCTGAAAGCGCCAATGAAGAGTGTAGATAAGGATAACATGGAGTTTGATGTAAGGTTATCTATTTACCAACTTGATAACATTAGAAAGATTTTAGGGGAAAAATAATGAATTTACTACATTGGGTATTCTTAATGCTTCTATACTTTAAGCTAACAGGGACTCTAATTCTAAGTTGGCTTGTTGTTTTTTCTCCTTTATTAGTCTTAGCGCTAGTTTCTATAGTTAATTTTATGCTTGCAGACTATATTGTAAGGAATAAAAAATGATTAATGCTTGTACTTGGGAAAAAGAGTTGGTTAGGAGAAGTACTCTAGAGGGGGTTATCGCTGATCTAAATAGATGCAAGCAGGAGTACCATAGCCCAAATCATACTGCTATTATAGTTCCAAATAGGCTGGCTAAAGAGTTGAAAGAGCTATCAAAAGATGTCGAATAATAGTTTTATTCTTATTCTTCCAAAACCTAAAATTGAGGATCCTGTTAAGAAAGAGCTTCTTCAAAATCCTTCCTTTAGAATAAGAAAACTAGAAAATAAGAAAAGAAAAAATAAAGAAAAACCTAAGCATAAAAGAAGTTATGAGGAGTTAAGTCAAGAATAGATGCTACTTCTGTTAAAATACAATAACGAAATAATTAACTTAATCCAGCTAGGGATTCTGATAATGACACAATAAGAGGAATAGTTGCAAACAGAAAATATTGATACACGACAAATGCTATCTGACGCTAAGTTCTTTGAGGGGTACTCACGTTGGCAGCAAGAAGATGACAGATATGAAACTTGGGAAGAAGCTGTTTCTCGAGTTATGGCTATGCACAAGGACTTTTATAAGGAGAAAATGACAGAGGAGTTAGCAAACCTCATAGAGATAGCAGAAAATGCCTACAAGCAAAAAATGGTTCTTGGAGCTCAAAGGGCACTGCAGTTCGGTGGTGAACAACTACTAAAGCATCAAATGCGTTTGTATAATTGTACTTCCTCTTATGCGGATCGTATAGAGTTCTTTGGTGAGTTCTTCTATATACTCTTATGCGGGGCTGGTGCCGGTGTATCAGTACAAAAGCATCATGTAGCTAAATTACCTAAAATAAGAAAAAGAGATAAGCAGGCAAAGATCCATGTAATAGAAGATAGCATTGAGGGTTGGGCCACCGCCGCTGATGTTCTTCTTAGTTCATTCTTTGTTGGCGGGGGTAAACACCCTGAGTATGAAGGGCGAAGAATCTATTTTGATGATACTAAAATAAGACCTAAAGGAGCTGAAATTTCTGGTGGTTTTAAAGCACCTGGACCAGAGCCCTTGAGAATTACTCTGAAAAAAATAACAGAACTTATAGAAAAAATTTTAGAAGAAGGCTTAACTGAGCTTCACCCTATCCATGTTTATGATATTTGTATGTTTATTGCAGACTCTGTATTGAGTGGTGGAGTACGTAGGAGTGCTACTATCTTCTTATTTTCTGAAGATGATGAAGAGATGATGGCAGCTAAAACTGGTTATTGGTTTCTAAAAAATACACAAAGAGCTAGATCTAACATCTCAGTGGTTGTTGTTAGAGATGACGCTAAAAGAGAGCAATTTCACTCTATTGTGAATAACATAAAACAATTTGGTGAGCCAGGTTTTTATTTTACAACTAATACAGAGCACTGCACTAACCCTTGTGTAGAAATTGGTATGTTGCCCTCTTATGAGGGAAAAAGTGGTTGGCAAGGTTGCAATCTAACAGAAATAAACGGTGCTAATTGTACTAGCCCAGAAGCCTTCTACTCTGCTTGTATAGCAGCTTCTGTACTTGGCACTTTACAAGCTGGCTATACTAATTTTAAATTTGTTAATGAAGTTACTAAAAAGATTTTTGAAAAAGAATCACTAATAGGCGTTTCTGTAACAGGCTGGATGAATAATCCAGAAGTTCTATTGGACAAAGAAGTTTTGCAAGAAGGCGCTAGATTAGTAAAAGTATTTAATAAAAAAGTTTCAAAACTAATAGGTATTAATCCGGCGGCGAGAACTACTTGTGTTAAACCTGCTGGTAATGCTTCAGTGTTATTAAAGACAGCCTCTGGTGTTCATGGTGAGCATTCCCCCATATATATTAGAAATGTGCAAATGAACAAAGAAACTGAGGTAGCTAAAATATTAAAGAAACTTAATCCCTATATGGTAGAAGAGTCTGTTTCCTCTACTACTGATTATGTTATCTCCTTTCCTATTATAGCACCTAAGACTAGTATTTACAGAAAAGATTTACTAGGTATAAATTTACTAGAAAAAGTAAAGCTAATACAAGAAAATTGGATAGAATATGGCACTAATGAAAACCTTTGCAATGATCCTACTGTTAGACACAATGTCTCAAATACTATATCAGTCCCGGAAGAATCGTGGGAAGAAGTAGCAGATTATATCTTCGATAATCGCTACAGTTTTACTGGAATTTCTCTTTTGTCCACTTCTGGTGATAAGACCTATAATCAAGCACCCAATACTGAGATATTGTTACAAGAAGATATAGTGAGTACCTATGGCGCTGGTGCAATGTTTGCTTCAGGCTTAATTGTAGATTCTTTTTCAGGGTTTAATAACCTTTGGGAGGCTTGCAGTATAGCTCAACTAGGAGAAGACCCCGGCGATCAAGAGCGGGCAGATTTAAGAGCTAATTGGATTAGAAGATTTAAGCAGTATGCTAAGAATTATTTTAATGATGATTTAGTTAAGGCAGAACATTGTTTAAAAGCAGTACATCTTCTGCATAAATGGTATAAAATACAACAAAATTTTAAAAGTATCGATTTTAGTAAAGAGCTTACAAAGAAAGTTTTTACAGATATTGATACTATGGGTGCGCAAGCTTGTGCAGGAGGTGCTTGTGAAGTTTGACATTATTATAGTTACAGGGCCTAAATGTCCTTGGTGTGATGCTGCTAAACAACTTTTAAATACAAAAAATATAGAATACACAGAATTAGAAGCTACTTCAGATAAGGGTAGTGGCTTACTAAATAGAGAACGAGTTAGGTCTGTTCCAGCTGTATTCTTTAATGATGACTATCTTGGAGGATACGAAGCTTTAAGAAATTATGTACAATCTCTTTAAAACTACAAAAAGAGGGGATATACTATCTATCAATGGAAAAGACAGGATTGTTATTTTTCAATTAGAAGTAGAAAACTCTATAGTAATAGTATTAGACCACGAAGAGTATTTTGTGGTAAAAGAAGAGGATAAACTAACTACTGAGATACTTTATAAAAATGAAAGTATATTACTACCAAAACTAAAAAGATTAGTTTTAACTGCCCAGCAAACCTAGCTGGGCTTTTTTTTAGGTTTAATATGAGCAAAGAAAAATTTTTAAAAGACTTTTCAGAGGGTATTTATGAAAAGCATAAGCTTTTACCAAAGTCAGGAACTTCAATGGGGGGGTATTTAGTCAACTTTGATGGTACAGAATTTGTAAATTGGAGTTATAATGCCTGCCATGCAGGGGTTCTTCCTCTTGCCTACAGAGATGTTGTTGTTACTTATTTTCATCCTAATAAGTTTATTCCAGAAGACTTACATAAAGGCGCAGAGGCCTACTATAACTGGCTGTTTAATGAAAGTTTTGTAGCTTCTTACTTTTTAGTGAAAGATTTCGAGACTGCTTTTGCTTTTGGAATTCCAGTAGATACTAATTTGCCCTCTAGTCTTTCCCTCTCCGCTTTTCAGCTTCTCAGAGTTCCTTTTTTAGAGCACTATAATAATTCGTTAGCTATGTTTGCACTAATAATGAAGGGGGTGCACCCTCTAGAGGCTTTGTTACTTTCTGTAAACTGTTCACTAGTTTATGATGCTAAAGATAAAGCAGTTAGGAGCCAAAGAGAACGGATAGATCTCGATATAGAGATAAATAAAGTGCCTGATACTGGCCATCTACCTTTCCATGGTCTAGGGGGAAATAAAATTACATCTTTGCTGAAATATGTAACCCCAGAAATGGCATTAGCTGCTTATGCAGGAGAAAGAACTCTAAAAGACGCAAGATCTTGGCCAGCCGCCTGCACTTTTAAACTAAACAATGCTTTAGCTAAAGTTACGAATAATCCAACTCAGTTTAAAGTTTCTAATATACAACTAACAATTAGTGCTAAAAGATTCTTTGATACTATTAATTTTGAAGCTAAAGAGGGGAAAGTAGCAGAGAATCCTTGGCCTAAATTTTCAGAAAACTTTACTACTCTTTTTGTACAAGCTAAAGAAAATAAATCTATTGATTCAAGCTATTATAAATACTATTTAGATCCTGCATCCTTAGAGGTAAAAAAATAATGACTAAAAAACGTATTCTAGTTACAAGAGATGCTGGCATATACACTGGTGGATTTAGCTCTCTTAGAGAAGATTACGAATTTGTATACACCTCACACTTACCTGTGCATGCTGTGCTGATACCCGGAGGCGGAGACGTATCTCCTCAACTTTATGGGCATACTAATCAAGGCTCTAGGGCTTGCAGTGTTGATAGCGATTATAAAGATATGTGCCATATAGCTAATGCCAAGCTAGAGGAAATTCCTATTATTGGCATTTGTAAAGGAGCACAACTTTTGCATGTGAGCAATGGAGGCACTCTTATACAAGATATAGAAGGACATGCTGGGGTAGATCATCATGAAATAACTTGTATAACACAAAAGGAGCCTGGAAAAGTAGAAGTAAACTCAACTCATCACCAAGCTATACCTATTGAAGAAGCAAAGAAAATGTATGAGATTGTATATGCTTCTGCTGATAAGCAGGCTGTTGAAATCTTTATCTGTAATAGAAGAAAGACTTATGGATTCCAATTCCATCCAGAATATACTACCTGTCCAAAATCAGGCTATGATTTATTTCAGCATTTCCTCAAAGAAGTCATTTTAAAGGATTAATTTTATGTGCGGATTAGTGGGGGTTATGTCTTCTATAATTGGTGTCCAAGAAATAGATGCTTTTAAATGGATGCTTCTTTTTGATACTCTACGTGGAGAAGATGCTACTGGTGTTTATATTTTCGGTAAATCTAAAAAGGAGCATTGTGGGTTAGGGGTATTGGCTAAGGCAGTAGGAAGACCAGAAGAGCTATACAGAAAATATCCGGCAATTTTCAATGCTAATGGTGTTGTTAATAGAGATTTATTTTCATCAATAAATCTAATAATGGGGCATAATAGGGCTAAAACTATTGGCTCTAATGTACCCTCTAATGCTCATCCTTTCGTATGTGGTAATATTGTAGGAACTCATAATGGAACTATTGCAACAGGTTTAGATTCTCTACCTAAGCTCGCTAGAAAAGACAGTACTGATTCTGAAGCAATTTTTAATGCTATGGATAAAGGTGCTGAATTTGAAGAAGTTCTTGATAAACTAACTGGCGCAGCTGCTATGGTTTGGTTTGATAAAAAACATAGGACTTTAAATCTTTATCGTAATAGTGAAAGAACTTTATACTATAACTATGATAAGTCTAGAAGTAATCTTCTTTATTCTAGTGAAGATTGGATTTTAAACAGGTCTGCTTTCAAAGCTATTAGCAGTTTTGTTTCTGCTTCTACTAAAGATACAATCTTAGTGCCAGAAAATACTCTTTTATCTTTTACTTTCAATGGGCACAAACTAGAAAAGTCAAATGAGAAAAAAATAGAGGGGCTACGTAAAAGAGGAGCTATTACAGGCCAGCATGGCTATGCTGGTGGAGACTATTATTATAAAAGAGTCTTTAATAAATCTACTGAATTTGATAGAAGAAGTACAACTACTCCTCCTTACTTGAAAAAAGAAAATCAAGGAGAGCTAGTAGTTCTCCATAACAACAAAGTCACTCCAGTAAGATCTAGTAGTGGCTTCTTAGATATGAAAGGAATGACTAGAGAAGCATTCAATGCTTCTACTGCTAAATACGGTTGCTCATTTTGCAGTTGTGATCTTACCTATGAAGAAAATTCTCTAGGACAAGTTCATTGGATTGAGAAAGATGCACCACTTTGTGATAGCTGCAGCAAAAAAGAGTTAGTTAACAATGTTGATTAAAGACAAAGAAATACTAATCGGGTGTGATCCTGAAGTGTTTGTTTTCGACACCAAAAAAGAAAAGTTCATAGGTGCACATGGGCTTATAGGAGGAACAAAAGCTGCGCCATTGGAAGTTACTAACGGTATGGTGCAGGTAGATGGTATGGCTTTGGAGTTTGGTATAGCTCCAGCTAGAACAGAGGATGAATTTTTCTCAAACATTAGCTCTGTAATGAATACTCTACAGAATATGTTGCCTAGCCATCTTGAGTTACGAGTAGTTCCTATTGTTGTATTTGATGATGATGTTATAGACTCTGCCCCTCCTGATGCCTTGATGCTAGGCTGTGATCCTGATTACAATGCCTATACTATGGAAAAAAACAGCCCCCCAATGCTTTCAGACCCTAATATGAGAAGCGCTGGTGGTCATGTTCATGTTGGATGGTGCAAAGGGGTGGATGCTGAAAGTAAGCAGCATCTAACAGCTTGTGCAGCTCTCACAGCTGTTATGGATCGTAACCTTGGAGTTCCTTCTTTGTATTGGGATAAAGATTCTACTAGACGGCAGATTTATGGCAAAGCTGGCGCTTTTAGACCTAAGCCCTATGGTATGGAATATAGAACTCTAAGTAATCAATGGCTGTTATCTGAGGAGTATATACGAGTAGTCTACCGTAGAACCATTGAAAGTGTTAAAGATTGCCTTAATGACAATCTCCTATCAATAAAACCTGTAAAGGTTTATGACAGATACCCACTAGCTTCTCAGTATATAATTGACAACAATATGACAGCGGTAGGAGAGGATTTTTATGAAAGATTTTGTACCATATGATAATGATCTTCGTTATGCTGTTACTCGCATGGTGGGTTCTTTTTTCAAAATAAAAGAGGAAAATAAAACAGTACTCGGTAAAATAATTGAAATAAATGGCCCCAGTAATAGCCTTAGAACCGCTAAGGTTTTTTATACCCTTAGAGAGTATGAGAACTCTAAAAGTTGTTCTATCTTTGATATCGACTACTATCCAGGTAAACTAGGCTATACTTTAGATAAATATGACTATAGTTGGAAGTATTTACAGAGGCTGCCACTAAGGAGAGACTGGAAACAAGGCCTTCGTAATAATCAGCTAGTTTGGGCAACATCTAACAGAGATGAAAGATCTAGTGTAAATGGTAATTTCCTTGAATTCAACTATGATACTACTCTAAACTGTTTAGAAAATAAATACCAGGAGTTTGATATCACATTAGAGAATGTAGAAGAGACTGGAATGATTCAAGCATTTTCTAAAAACTTTGCAGTAGATAAAGACTACAAAGTCCTGTATAAGGCTAATGTGGTGGGGGGTATTAATACTCAAAACAAAGTAAAATTGTCTAAAAAGTTTGAGTTCCTTAAACAAGAATTAGAAGCAGAGGTCAAAAATGTCTTGGCTGCATAGCTCAGTCTTTTCTGTTTTTAAAAATAAAGCTAAACAAACTGGAGAAGTAGGTATTGAAGTTGAGATGGAAGGAGCCCCAACTTGGCTTAGAAATGAGCTAGATACTTCTTGGTTGGCTACTTTAGATGGCTCTTTAAAAGATGCTCATGCACTAGAGTATGTGTTGAAAGCTCCAGTGGCTAGAAATGATGTTGCTGAAGCAGTCAATCGTCTTTACAGCAACATATCTAAAGTTGGGGGGATTATTAGGCCCTCTATGAGAGCAGGTGTCCATATACATATTAATTGTCAACAACTTTCTATTTTACAGCTAATAAATTTTATAGTAACTTACTATTGTATAGAGGATGCTCTAACTGAAAACTTGGGGGCTGATCGTGTTGGTAATCTATTTTGTCTCAGAATCTCTGATGCAGAGGCTCCTCTAAGTAGGCTTAATGGATTTATTCGTTCTAAAAGTATGGGGTACCTACAGACGGATGATATTCGCTATGCTGCTTTAAATTTAACTGCACTAGCCAAGTATGGAAGCCTAGAATTTAGGGCATTAAAAACACCTACACAAGGTGCTGAGATTATAGAGTGGGTAGACACTCTCTTATCTATAAAAGATGCATCTATGAGATTTGGTTCTCCAGTTCAAATACTAAATGCCTTTTCAGCCAATGGCGTAGAGGCAATGATAATCAGAATTCTTGGTGAGGAAAGGGCAAAACGCTTAATTTTTAATCAAAGTGATTTTGAACATAAAATCTATAGTAATCTAAGGCAATTGCAACTTTTATCTTACACAAATAATTGGGATGATAATGACTAGTATTTTCATTTACCCCTATAAGGCTGGTTCTAAAAGCACAGTAGCTCTAGCCCAAAAGTTACCAGCCAAAGTCATAAAAAGGGAAAATTCTAACTTTAAACCAAGCAATAGTAAAATAGTAGTAAACTGGGGGTCTACTAGGCTGCCTGAGGAATTTAACAAATGCGCAGCAGTTTTTAATTCCCCTAATGCAGTTAGGGAGTCCTCTAATAAGCTCTCCTTTTTTCAAAAGGTGGCAGCAGCACCAGAAGAAAGACGGCCAAAGATCCCGCCTTTTACTACTGTAAAAGATATTGCGGCCGAATGGCTACGAGAAGGGGCAAGAATGCTCTTTGCTAGAACTGTTTTGAATGGTAGTAGCGGCGAAGGAATTGTTAAAGTTACTTCTGAGCAAGAACTAGCTAATATACCTGAAGGCACCCTAATAGTAAAATATATTCCTAAAAGAAGAGAGTTTAGGCTACACTTTACTTCAGTTAGACCTAATCAGCCCTTTTGTACTCAAGAAAAAAAACTAAGAGTTACTAATAGAGAAGGACAAGTTGATTTTCATATAAGGAATTTAGATAACAATTTTGTTTTCGTTAGAGACCTTCCAGATTTACCACCTGTAGTACTTAGTGAGGCAGCTAAGGCCTTCGCGCTATCGGGGTTAGACTTCGGGGCCATTGATGTTATTTATAATGAAAAAGAGAAACAAGCTTATGTCCTAGAGGTCAATACTGCTCCTGGATTAGAGGGCTCTACTCTTGATGATTATCAACAAGCAATAGCCGGTTTAGCAAGAAACAAAGGAGTGCCTTTAGATGGAGTCCCAAGAGGAGCTGGAATTATTTAATACTCTAACTGAGTATTTAGATCCTAAGTTTTCAAAAAAGTACACTAGTAAAATTGCTAGGGTTATTCCACAGCTAACTTTAAATAAAAGCTTAGAAGAAATTTTTGCTTATCACCATTATTGTATGACAATGGGTGGCGCGCTCTCTAGCTGTATTACTATTCTTGATAATATTAACGCCTCGAATTTCATAGGGGTTGATAGCGACACTATTAAAAGACTTTTTGTAGAGTACTGTCCTGTACCAGCTAAAGCTATCAATAGAAATATTGTAGCTAGACATGAGCTTGTGGCCCCAATAAAAACATTAAAAGTCATTGAACTTGTAGAAAGTATTGCTGAAAAAACAAGAGGTTTACACTATGAAGCTGTGCATGATACGCTTTATAGTTCTCTTAAATTTGTTAGAGAATTATCACAAGCAATTGAAAAAACAATTATCGCTAGCCTAGTTAATATTTTTAATAATGAAGAGAGCAGAGCCACTTTACAGGAAACTCTATCTCCAGAAGAATGGCTGCTATGTTTAGATTTTGAAAGTATTATAAAGCTTAGTTTTCTCAATCCTTTTTCAGTTCTAGATGCAGCTAAGACCTTAGAAGATGCAGTCTATAGTATAGCTACTAATATTTTGTATGCGGATAGGACTATCGGAGAGATCTTAGTAGCCTCTAAGCTTTTTAAGGCTATAAATGAGAAAATGCGTAACAAAGAATCTGCTTCATTGAAAACGAGGCCTCTAGAAGAGCTGCATGCTGAACTGCAGAGGAGACCTATAAGGCCCATTGCTGAAAGGAACATTCGCCATCATGAGGAAGAGCCACCAAGACCAGAAGTAGTGGCTCAAGATAATGGAGCTAGAATCTTTCCGAATATAGAGCATGAATTCTTTGCTCCTGGTGGTTTTGTTAGAAGATAATAATGTAGACCGTGCAGAAGAATAGACTTAATAAAAAAGGGAACTCCGCTAACTGCGGGGTTCCCACTTTTCTTTTTTTTTTTGTTAATTACAGCCATCATCAAAACCAGTAATAACTATCTCAGCTGCAACTATAGTTTTTGGGCCACCATCAACTAAAACTGCATCATTTAAATCATCAATAGGTTTAGAGAGGCCGCTGCAAAGGGCTGAGTCAACTGCTGCTTTATTAGTTATTAGCTCTAACAGCTTGCCGTTGCCGCAGCCGCTCAGTAGCAGACTCAACACTACGAGGCTTAGAAATGCTTTCATTTATTTTTTCCTTTACAGCTTGTTGTTTAGTGGCTAATTCTCTTTCTATTTGAGTCCTAACTTCATACTTAGCAGCATCTATTGCTCTATTAAATAAAAAGAACATAGCACCAAAACCCAAAATTAATACTAGTATAGGAAATAAATTGTTACTTTTTAGGAAGGTTAGCATCATTGTTGTTCCTTATATTCTTAGAATATTCATCTATACTAAAAGCAGCTCCTGCAAAAGTTATAAAAGGTATCAAAAGAGTTTTAACGGCATCAGCCGCTTCGCTACTTGGTTTAAAAACCCAAACTAAAGAGAGAAAAAGAATAAAGGCTAACAATACCATAGAGACCTCTCTCTTATAAGTTTTGCATCTCACGGGTAGTTCCTCCAAGTAAGCTGGAAATGAGGGCCATCATAGAAGGGTTTTCTCCCTTGTCTTTTACGCTCAGCTACATAAGAAGCTTGAGCAGCACCGGCAGAGGGGTAGTAGTTTATAGCCATAAGCCAAGCACGACCCCATAGGACTTCTATATTGTATTCTATAGCAGCTGTACGCATAGCATCAGCTATCTTAAAAAAATTTTCTTCTGTTTTCCAATCTATAGTGTTGTTAACCCAAGGCGCTAAATCTACTGCATGACCAGTTAAATGCCTAGAATTCATAGTTTTAGAATAACCTTTGTCTACATTTTCTCTTTGTTTTTCAATAGAACGCAACCCTTCTACTACTGTAAAATCTACTGAAGTTATTTCTATTGCTTTTTTTACTACTTTAACTAGATCAGGATGCACCCCCTCTAGTCTTTTTAGAGATGTTGTGCCTAGTTTATACATTATTATTTCCTTTGCTTATTGAAGTTACTACAGCTACAACTATAGCAATGCCGGGGTTAAAAGCTACTGCGCCTAAGCCAACAGCTAAACTGTCTATTATTGAGTCTTTAAAGTTACCTTTTTTATAAACTATGTCAAAGAATAACTCTTTTAATACAAACAAACTAATTGCCAGAATAGGGGGAAATATATGGGCTAACGCTGCCCCTAATACAAAATGACCTAAAAAAATAAGTAAGGAAGTATAGGGGCTTTCATTTTTATTAGAGGGGCTAAATATCTCAGAGATTAGCTCTTTAAGATTATTATACAACCTTGTAGGCTTCAAAAAAAGAATCCATTTGTTCATCAGTTAGCCCTCCAGCTATTTGGAAAAGTTGTGTCATAGGGTCTAACCTATAGGCGACTGTAAAAGTTGCAACTGTAACCTTTGCTGCAGTTTGCTCTAAAGGAGCCATTGTGTCAATGATAGCGCTAAGGGCAGCAGGAATATCCCCTGTCTTAGCCATAGCCATGCCCTCAGTCTCTGTTATAAACCCCTCATTTATCATACCGATTATTACTTGCCGCCTAGTCAACTGTTGTTTACCTCTAGCTTCCAATAGAGCGGCAGCGGCAGCATCTAGTTTTATCTGAGGATCTGCTGTTATTTTCATGATACTGTTACCTCACAAGATGCATTTAAATACGGAAATGGAGGTTTTAGTTCTACAAGCCAAGTATCTGCTGCAGGAAAAGAAAGAACTAAGCCAGTGTTGTCCACAGTGCCAGAGAGTACGCCATCTAGGTATACTTCAGTGTCTTCAGGTATCCCCCCTATGCTCCAGTCAACACCTGCTCCTAGCGCCTTTGTGGCTGGCAGAGTGGAAAGAGTAGGCCGGGGGGTTACTATACCAGAAAGAATATAGTAGTCTTCCATGGGCGATAAGCTAGAAATAACTTCCATAGCAGCTTCATCTGTATAAACGGCTTGTGCAGCCACCATATCAGTAGAGATATTGCCTTGTCTTTTTATTTTTCCTGAAATAGAATCAAAAACTAAAAAATAAGTATTCATTTGTTCCTCTTATTTAAGCATATTGAATACAAATATATCAACATCACTATAGCTGAATGTTCCGTCACTACTAGTGCCATTTACTTCAACAGTAATAGTTCTGTTGCCGGTTGTTCCAGACTCGTCCACTGCCCAAGCTTCTAAGTCATCAGTTATATAAAAGTTATTACGAGCTGCTTCAATTCTAATAGCGCTCACTTTTATTACTGTGAGCCCTATTTTGATTCTTAGCTGAAAAGTTACTCCTACTGTACCTCGATCTATGTTTCCTTTGGTATAGCCAGATAAAGTTCCTTTAGCAAAAATTAGCATTGGATCTGTTCTGCCCTTATTTACTACTAGAGTTTGAGCTACAACCCAGTTGCTATCTGAACCAGTACCTGCGCCATTTATAGCACTATTGATACTAGAAATTGCGTTATTAGCAACTTTAATAGTATCTACTGTAAGATTTGAGATTTTAGCTCCTTGAATAGTAGCATCTACTATTTGAGCATTAGTTATAAGACCATTAGCTATTTGAGCAGTATCAGTAATAACAGCAGTTGAAGTAGTAAGATGTTGAGATTCTATAGCACCGGCGGAAATTTTATTAGCAACAATAGAGCCATCCTCTATTAAAGAGCCATCTATAACTCTTTCAACTATTACATAATCTACTTCCATTTGGCCAGAGGTTGAATTATTAGTTATTAGATTTACAGCAGGTACTATATAACGCACTGAAGGGTGCATAACTCCTGGAGAGGCTATATCTGGGGCGGGCGCATTAGTACCAGAAGCTGCCCCCCATCCTTTAGTGTAACCTACAAAAGTTTGCCAAGTACCTATTGAGCCAATATTGCCAGAGATATGGCAGTGGTTGTGTTGGCTGAAATTTGCAGCACCAGCGGGATCAACAGGAGTTACCCCATCTGCGGCAAGCCCTACCCAGCCAGCTTTAATTGCGCAGGTACCTGCTACAGCTTGAACTCTAATAGTTATTTTATAGGTAATATTCGGATCAAAAACTAAAGGTTTGTTATAACGGAGCATTACTCTGTCAGGAGCAGCATTATTACCTGCACGAAGCGCAGTTCCACCTAAGATTGTAGTAGTAGAAGTTACAATAGAAGCATTAGCTGAATCTGCTGGGAAGTTAAAGTCCCAGTTATTTAAAGTGGAAAAATCTTCTTCAACTACTCTTTGGAAGCTGCCTACAGCTAAGTTTTTAGCTAAGATAGTATTGGCTTTTATCTTTTGCCCAGTTATAGTACCATCTACTAGGAGATCTCCATCAATAAAATCGGCTTGAGCAACCCAAGCTGTACCTGAGTATATATAAGCTGCAGAACCATTTATATGAGTAGTGGCTAAGATGAAAACATCATCCTTAGTAGGAGTTATTCCTACATAAGTATTAAAGTAAGTATTAACTGCACCTGTAGTCAAACCAACAGCATTATTAGAACCAATATCAGCTCTCCACCAACCCGGACCACGACTTCCTGTAGAACCAGAGGGGCCTGTTGGCCCAACAAAAGAAGTAAAACTTATACCAGTTCTAATTGGCAGAGTAGGAAGTACACCAGTACTATAAACATAATAAGCTACATAGTTATACCCAGCTAGCTGCGAGTAAGATTGATTATTTGTAGCTGCATTGGCTGAATCAGCATAAATAACAGCGACTCTATCAGCAGTAGTTCTTTGTATTGAGTAGCTAGTTGGTGTGCTTACAATATTAGAAACTTTACCGAGTGCATCTCTAGACTGTACATAAAAATAATAAACCCCCGAGTTTAGACCAATTACATCAAAACTAGTTCTTATTGTCGTGCCAAGAACTGTTTTAGTAGTTCCACCATCATTAGAAGCATAAACTACATAGTCCCTAACAGTAGTATTGGGGTTTATATTCCAAGTAACGGTGCCTGAAGAAATCCCTAGAATATTAGTAGTGTTAGGAGTAAAAGAGACATTATAGGGGGCCATTAAAGTAGTTTTAACTACCGGGCGGTTGATATAAGCAATATCATCATCTACATTCCAAGCTAGACTTGTGTAGGTAAAGTAATAAGCTTTTATCTTTACTTCTAGATTATCTTGTGCTTCTACCTCTTCTACTTTAAATACCCTATTATTTATTCCAATATTATTTATTGAATTAATTTTAATATAATCACCCGGCTCTAAGGTAAGGGCTCTACGGTTTAGGGTCATTTCGACAGTGAAAACAGAGCGGCTGAATCTAACCATTTGTTCAGCCTTAGCTAAAGCATGGTAGGGGTTAGTTATTGCTGTTAGGCTGATCTCTGAGCTAAGTGGTTGGCCATTATCCTCTGAAAGATAAGTTGTGTAAACAGTATCCAAAGTTTTAGGCCAAGTTACAGAGTCTTCCTTGAAATCTTGAATTTCATTTTGGAAACGAACGGTTACTTGATTTAGTTTATCCTGTGAGTTAGGAAAAGAAATATTGACTTCATTTCTGATAATATCATCATCAGTAAAAACATGAGCGGCATTTACTAAGGCATTTTCAGCAGCTAAGCTAGTTGGATAAGCTAATTGAAGCTTATATTTGCCAGCAGACCAAACCAAGGCAGCCTCACCCATAGTTTCTAGAATAGTATTAATATTTTCTCTAATGTTTTTAGAAGTATCTAGAACAAGACTAGCTACATAACGCTTTACAGGTTTATTTACAACTACACCACCATGGACTTTCCCACCAAATTTAGCGGAAGGCATTACTTGTGTATCGCAAATTAACTTAGCATTATAAAAACTAGGAAGATCTATTTGAGAAATACTTAGTCCACGTCCATAAATAGGGTTACATAAGTAATCTAAAAGTATCTCAGCTGGATTTTCTGAAAAAGAAGTAGAGGCTGAAAGAGTTGTTGAAGAGGTAATAGTCTTTATTTTTTTACCATCAACATAGAATAAGACTTCAGGGACTCCTTGATAATTTTGCTCATCACGATTTAGACGAAAGGCCATAGATGCATAGGCTGTATTAGTAAAGTAGTTGGTAGCTGTGGCTGGATCATTAGCTGTCATCATAGGATCAGCTACGCCACCATCTAGGTATACATGAATTCTTTGTCCAAATAAGTGATCATTATCATTATAAGGCTTACCATTGACATCTATATTGTAAACTTTGCTAATTCCATCAAAACAAATAGCTTGTTGGACAAAAAGAAACTCATTTGTGGTATTAGAGACATTGGAGTTTAAATTGTTTATAAAGAGATTAGAAGCAATACTTACTGGTGTTCTAGCTAGTCCAAATTCACCATAGGTTAGATCTGTATCTGTATTTGTTCGTTGATCGCCTCGCTCATAAACATACCCGCCAATCTCTACCCTATTTGTGTCTATTAGAGCAGTTCCTTCATCGTAGTTAGTAGAGCTGCTGCTATAAACTAGCGTTCCACCCCAAGTAATTTGTAAGGAATAAGTTGTGCCAACCTTATTTGAGATCCACTTATCTGTAGCTCCATAGTTATAGCCAGCCAAGGGGGACCTAGTGTTTACCGCAGTAGCATGGTTTGCATTAATATAATTGCTCTTAATTGAATGATAAGTACGCGCTCCACCTATTTTAGCTTTACCGTAGACTAGAGGTAAATTAGTAGCTTCACCAGAAGTTACAAAGGTTGTCCCTTTTCTTTTCTCTGCTTCTTCTGCTAATTTTCTTTTTAGCTTGTTTTGTTGTATAACTTGGTAGGCTACAGAGAAGATAAATAGAAAGAAATTAAAAGGCATTAGAATTTCCCCCAATTTGATTCTATAGATGTATCTACAAGAACTGTGTCAAAAGCAGTATCAGTCGCTGATACTTGATCCATTCCATCTGGCGATATTATAAAAGTTTTTACAAGGTCTAAAGAAGCCATTGGTGAGGCGCACTCTATTTTTGCTTTCTTAGTTTCCCAGTCATTCGCAATGCCAACACCATCTATAACGCCTTCGTAGCCTACAATTACATCATTTATTCCGAGTAAAGGTTGCTTATTGGCATCAAGAAAACTAAAATAAACAGTTACTAAACCTCCTGTATATTGAGAGGAAAGAAATTCATTTAGAAGGGTGTTGTCTACATCGTTGAGCACTATAGAGTAAAGCTCTCTATCAACAACAGAAGAGTATCTTGGACCAGCAAAACTATCAATGATATCATTACTAAGATAGAGATCTCCAGCAAAAGTAACGTTATAAGGCAAACTAGTTAGAAAAAATTGTGTAGAGCCTAAATCAACTTTTATTAAAACAAAATAATCGATCTTATCCTGTAGCAGAACAGTTTGTATTGCAGAGCTAAAAGTCCTCATTTAAACCTCACTGCTAAATCAATTGTTATTGGTTGTTTTACAAAATCATTTTCTATATTTTTGTTTGCATAGCTAGTTACAAAACCTCTATTTGAAAGCAAATAAAAAGAACTTTCTTTAAAGGAAATACACACGTCTCCAAAAAGAATATCTTTTGGTTTAACTTTCTCTGCTTGTATTTCTTCTAGAAAAGAATCTAAATCTTTTACTAACCTCATAAAGGATTGGTATTTAGCATAGTTTTTAAAATCCTTATTATATAAAAAAGAAGTATTACGAAGTTGTTTTTCATACTCGCAAACGAGGCCCCAGCAATCGCTGAAGCCTCTTTGCCAGCCAACTTCTTTTTTTCTTTTTGCTATAATAGAATGGGCGGCTTTAATAGCCTTTGAATATTGTTTAAATGTATACATATTTATATTGATTCTATTAGTGTTATACTTTGCATTTCTGTAAGAATGCCATCAGAATACCGTAGCCCCGGTAAAGAATTTTCTATACTTTTTAAATAAGTAAATACGGGTTTAGTATTTGATAGTGGGTTACGTATGCCATTGCCTGCCACAACTCCAACCCTTAATGTTGGGAAAAAGTGCATTGTAGTAGAAACAGAAGAATTAAAATCTTGAGTTAAAGCATAAATCTTACTATGGTTAGAAAACTGTATAAAAGCACCTTTTCTTATAAAGGCTGAATACCCATTTAAATTTACAACCACAGAGGACACTCCAGCAGAAGCTCCACCAGAAACTAGAAAATTTACATCACCACTACCTGAGACTTTATAGCTTTTAGAGTTAACAGAGTTAAGTTGCGGCATGGTCATTGTGGAAGGAGTAAGACTATTTATAACATAGTCTAATAGTAGATCTTCTTCATTATCGTTAACTGTTATATCAAAAATTAAACGCCAACGTTGTGCTGCTTGTGATAGTGTGTATCTTTTTAAGGAGACAGATTCTGAAATAAATGCTGGCTCTTCACTCTCAAAAGTTATTGGGGCCGCAATAGGGCAGTTGTTAAAATAATAAACTGTCATTATCTTGACCCTCTTTCTTTATTTACAATATTTACACCAGTTGCAATTTCAGGCAGCATTCTTGCGATTTCTTGTCTAGTTTGAGAAGAAACATCCCCAGTTATATTGATAACAAATTGCTGAGAAGATTCACTTCTGCTTGGAATATTTCTCATGATAGAGCTATTTTTACCAATTCCAACTTGACCACCTTTAGCAAAAGCAGGTATTTTCTTATTATAATTCATAGCATCTAATATTGGTTTAAATTGCTTAGCAGCTTGAGCATTTACGACATACTCACCATTACTTAATGCAGCTAAAATAGAATCAGAAGTTCCTGATCCGGGGCCTCTAACGAGCCCGCCAGAAGCAAAACCTAGAAAGCTAAAAAAGCCAGTAAATATACTATTAAAGAAGTTACCAATACCTGAGAATATACTAGAGAAAATTTTACTAAGATCAAAGCCACCACCAAGTGGTATTCCACCACCAGCATTAGCACCTGAAGCTGATATACTTTCACCTATATTAGCAAAAACCTTGTCAAGACCTAGTTTCTTAAACATAGATTTTGTAAAAGTATCAACAAAGGCATCTATGATCCCTGATGCAAAAGTATCTAGTATAGAACCTATCATATTTTTAAATGATGACTTCCCTTTTAAGAAATCAGAGATAGAAGAATTAAATGAATCCCTCATACTCTGAGCAAATTCAACTCCTTTCTCTTTAAATGAAAGAGAGTCAGTAAAAGTTATATTCTTAAAAGCTTCATCAAGCTGTTCTCTTCTATTTTTAAGTGATTCTATAGCTTTATTTTCAGAATCACTAAGACCCTTGGCTGCAGAAGTTAGCCCATTAGTTGTACTTGCAGCTTTTGAGGCACTATCCCCCAAACCTATAACAGACTGGGCAGTTTCTTCTAGATATTGCCCAACATTACTATCTTTCCAAGCTTTTACAAGTCCATCAAAGAATTTACCTTGAGTCAGCTTATCCAAGGTTGCAGATGTAGGCGCACCATAGTCAAAGTTGCCACTGGCAGGAGTATTAACTTTACCACCAGTTGCATAGCCTACTAAACCACCATTTCTATAACCATTTATCTTATCCAACAGAGGTCTAAAGCGCTTAGTAGATTTAGAATTTATTACATATTCTCCATTCGATAGTCTGGCTAGAATAGAGTCTGAAGTTCCAGTGCCTGGACCGGAGATATATCCGCCTGATGCTTTTTTAATAGGTGGTAGAAAATCAGAAGAAGAGAAGTAAGGATTGGTGTTTTTAGGTATTGTTATTTGGTTAGCAGTAGAGCTTAATTTAAGCACCTTATCTATAATTAGATCTAAAGTACTTGTAAAACCATAACCGAAATCACTCCAAAACTTTTTAGATTGTGCATCTAGTTCCGTAGCAGCTTCATCAAAATTAAATAGTCTTAACCAGTACTGAGTAGTAAAAGGGCTAGTGATAAAAGTTGCGCTATCTACAATACCTCTCCAAACATTTGTCCAAAAAGCATTACTTTGTGATTCAACAGCTACTGCTAGATCATTTAGCTCAAGTTTTTCTAACCAGAAAGAAGTTGTAAAAGGTGCGACAGCCCAATCAATAGTTTTATCTGCAACAGTCTTACTTGTTTCAAGCAATGCTGCGCTATTCGACCCGCCACTTTCAGTTTTATTTTTCTCGAATTCTTTAGCTATTGCTGAAAAATCAATAGTAAAGAGTTCCTTAATATATTCATAGAACTCATGGCCTACTGATTTAACACCTTCAATGAAAGATTTAAAAGCTTTAACGCCAGTATCGAATAGATCAATCTCGCCTATAACTACTTTAACCCACCATTCTTCAGAAAAGATGGTTTCTTTGAGTTTTGTTATGGCATTTCTTATTGTGTTTAACCACTCTTCTACTTTAGCTTCTAATTCAGGGAAATCTTTCATTCCCTTTAGTAGAAGTCCAACTATAGCTCCTCCGAGTGCACCCCAAGGGCTTTTGGTTAAAAAAGCACCTGTAACTGCGCTAGTTAGTGCGGCAGCTGCATAACTTAGAGCGGGACTATCGCTTATTTTAAAAGCTTGCATACCAAAAACTATAGAACCCATAATGAGTGTACCTATAATTTTGAATTTGCCTCCACCAAATACTATTTTTGAGCCTAAGGCAAACAGAGTAGTATTAATAATAGTATCAAGCAAACGACCTATAGTATCGCCTTTACCTAAATAAGCTTCAACAAAGCCAGTATTGTTAAGAGATTGTGTCACTCCTTGTAGGATAACTAATCCTATAGGTAGGGCAACTTTCCAACCACCAGAAGATAGTAGAGAAGTTACAATAGGTATTGCTCTTTTTAGTGATCTTCCTAGTGAGAAAGCTAAAAAGGCAGCTACACCACCAACTATTGCAGAATTAGTAACAAGGTTTTGGCTAGCCTCAGCAGATAAGCCATTTCCTGTCCTTCTAAGAGTTTCATCAATAGCTACTCCTATTAAAAAGCCAATTCCGGCTCCTGCAAAGGTCACTCCCAGCATTTTACCTAGAAGAACTTTAAATGCAGATTTACCAAAAATAATAGCTCCTACTTTTTGACCAACTTTTGCAAAAGACGCAAAAATTTTAACACGAAGTGCGCTAACAAAAGAATAAGTCCATAAGCTCAAAGCCTCAATAAATGGCACTAATAGAATGCTAGAAAGAATTGATGCAATAGTTATAGACCAGCCAGCGAGAGAGTTATCCGCTATCCCTAAATTTTTCTTTAATTGTTGGGCAAAACTGTAGCCTACAAAGCCAGCAAAGATATAGCTAACAGCTAAAATCGAAGTCCTAAGTAGCCTTTTTGAGAAGTTACTTCCAAAGGCCAAGGCTAATGCAGAATTTACAGCTGAGAGAACCTTTTTTCCAGGACCTGAAGCTAAAATAGCATCTAGAAAACCTGCACCTAGAGCAGTAGCTATGGTTGTTGCTACAAAGACTATTCCAGGATTATTTTTGAAAATTTCACTTCCTGGGCCAGAATAGTAATCTGTAAGATAAGTAGTTACAAGTTTGCCAAGAACAACTGCAGGAATTAAGAAGGAAATTGATCTTGCTATTCTAGCAGTAAAGGCTAAAGTTTTAGTCTGGCTTTCTCTACTTAGGAGACCAGCTCCAAGAGCATTGAGGTAATCAGCTACAAAAGCCCCACCAATGGAGGTTCCCGCTTTAACTAA